CTATCCCCCTATCTCTTTTTTAAGTATCCTTGCTTTTATGTCTGATAGGTAAAATTCTTGTTCTATTTCACTTAGCTTATCAAATAGTTCTATTAGCTCTTTATGCTTTGGATTAATTTCACTTTCTTTTTGAAAATAAAATTCTAGTATTTTGTATAGGTTTGGGTTATTTTTCTCCCAGTTGTAGATAGTTTTTATATCTTTTCCGATGAATTCAGCTACTTCTCTTTTGTTCATTTCTTGAAATTATTCCAATATTTAAGATTTGTTTTATAATTATTATGCAATAATTCCTTTTAAGAAATTGCAATAATTCTAATTAAGCAAGAGGATTTTAGCAATATCTTATGAATTTATAACTTAACTTACCGCCCGCAACAGATTAGAGATGTTTAGGGGCTTGTTTGTTACAACCTTAATACGTTGTAAAACTGTTGGGGGTGGTGTAGCTCTGCCCCTAAAATACTAAGCTACAAACAAATATTTTTTAAGGAGCTACACATGTACACTTACCTTTTAGGCTTTTGTGACGAAGTTCGTCCTATTTCTCGCATCGACAAGAAAACTGGTGAAGTTGCATCGTCTATCGACGTAACTATTACTTTTGAAAGTCGCGATCAACACGGCTATCTTGTTAAATCAACCGAAACTATCAATTATGACTTTTCTTTAAAGCCAAAATTTGATTCTGTTAAAGGCAAATATATCGCTGTTCCATATCGTTTTTTAAACACTCGTAATGGTGCATATATGTTCCCTGATGAAAGTTTGAGTTTCCAAGTTTTCAATGAAAATCCTTTTTTGAAAGAAACATCGAAGTCGTCTAAATAATTAAAAGCGGGGGCTATGCCTTAATGTGAGTAGCAAACCACTCTCCCGCCTTTCTCAATTTCTACAAAGTTTATTCTTTAAATTTTGTAGAGATTGATCTCTAAAATTTCAAAAAGGAGTTAGATATGGAAAAATTTAAAAATTTTCTAGAATCTACCAAAGGTAAAGTTGCTGTTGCTAGCTCTATGTTGCTAACTTCTACAGCTCTTTTTGCGGCAGACGCTCCAACTGTTCCAAGCGATCCACTTAAAGCTGATTATGCTTTATTTGACTATGTCTTTGCTGGTGTTATTGCTGTCGCTTTCATCTTTATGATTGCTCGTAGAGTTAAGGGCTTCATTAAGTAAGTATTAGGGGGGGGTCTTTAACTCCCCTTGTAAGGTTTAAATAATGAAAGAAAATGCTATATATATCCCTAACTTAAATATCTGTGTTAAAGATTTCTACATAAAAGATAAAAAAGTATTTTTAGTAAATTTTGATGATAGCGTTTCTACTTCTGACTACTCTTTTTCTAATTTTCAAACAAACTATCTTTTTAACACTGAAACTAATATTTGCTACATTCAAAAAAATGATTTACTTCCAAATTTAGGTATATATGAATATCAATTTAATTTTTTAATGGGTCTTTCTGCGATACTTATAGCATTTTCTTTTCTTATTGGGTTAATTATAGTCGGAGCTACACGATGATTGAAGTATTTAACAATGATGTATTTAATTATTTTTTAAATGTTTTCTCTCTCTTTTTTGTGCCTATTTTTATATACGTTATAGCTCTCTCTTTTGTCAAGTAGGTTTTAATTTTTTCGACGTGCTGGATATTAAATTTTTAACTTCTTTTTTTTCGTAGGACAAAAAAGAAGCGACAACCGCAGGGCGTCAGGAATGAATAGGAGCTAAATAATATGGTTAAATTTCTTTTAAAACTTTTTTGTCTGCTTAGCTTAGTAAGCTCTTTTGCATTCTCAAAAGAAGTTTGGGTAATGACTGATGATCTTTTTGGTCCAATTTCACAAGTTAAAAATTGTGAATTTTTCTTGGGTAAAAAATTTTTAAAATGTACTATTCCAGAAACTGGCAGATACAGAATTTTTAGGGTTGATTTTTTTAATGATTATTTGTATTTTAATCCAACTAAATCAAGTGGCTATTATTTTGACACAAATTATTATTTCTTTGTTGATAAGGTTCAATATAGTGGTTATTTTTCTTATGTGAATACATATTCACGTTATAAATATGCTGAAAGTGATGCCAAAAACGGCAAATTATTCACCTATACAAACATAACTGAATTTCGTATAAATGACTCTTATGTTGAGTGTTCTGCTAATCAAGCTTTTAATTCTGAAACCAAACAGTGCGAATCTTGCCCTAAAGATCATTTTTTAAATCAAGAAACTGGCAAATGTGAGCCAGAATTAAAACGCCCTGATTGGTGTCCTAAGCCTATGATCTACAATGAAAGAAAGGTAGAGCTTCTATTAAGGGATAAAATTGTTGAAGAGTGCTTGCCTGATCCTAAAATAGATAAACCTACTTGTGAAAAAATGGGTTGGCAATTTCATGATGGTTGTTATGATAATCTTAGTGGTGCTGAAATGGCTACTTGTATGCGATTTCCTGAAGGTTGTTATTCTCCTGTAACTGTTAATCGATTTAAGGCTGAAATACAGCTTGAAAATGATCTTTTCATTATGGGCGGTTTTATGATCCCATTGCCTATAAATGCTATTAAAAATGGTCTTAGCTCTTTGGGTTCTTTTTTAAAAGGTCTTTTTTCTAGTGGTGCTAAGCCTGCTAATTTAAATTTATTAGAATATCGCCCCCAAATAGTTGATATTAAAGCTACTAAGGCTGGTCCTGAGCCAGTTTTTAATCTTAACCCAGTTGATGATAATGCAATTGTTTTTAATAGCGTTTTTAAAGAGACTGGTAAGCTTGATGCCACTGCTTCAGCTTCATCAAATATAGTTAAATCACCCCAAGCAACTGCCGATGTTTCGCCAAATTTAAGAAAATTTGATTTGCCAAAAGATGCTTCAGTTTCCAAAATTGAAAACAACACAATAGTTACTGCAAAGCTTAAGGATATGTCTAAACCTATCCCTACTAAAGAGATAACTGTTCCTAATGAAGTTAAAAACATAAATCTTGATTATGATCTAAATACTATGTTTAAAGCTTCTGATAAACCAACTCCAAATTTACCTATGACGATAAAGCAAACTAGTAATGCTGGCAATAAGGCAACCTATAAAGGTAATATTGTTACTCCTGATAATAGCGTTATTGATGTTGATGTTGTTGAAACTACTAATCCAAGTGGCTCTAGGGTGCAAGATGTAACTTATTCTTATGTTTATAGGACTCCAAGCGGTAGTAGTAAGTTTTCTACTGGTTACGTTAATACTATTACTTCTGATAATAAAGTTACTAATTCTATTCCAAAAGATAGCACATCAACAAATTCATCTGGTAGCTCATCTAATTCAGGTAGTGGCGGTTCATCATCAACAACTACTCCTAGCCAGCCTACCCAGTCTATTGATTTAAGCTCTTTAGAGCAGGCTTTAAATAGAAATAGTGCCAAGCTTGATACTATAAACGATACTTTAACTTCTATCAAAAATCAACAGCTAGAGCAATGGAATTATGAGCCTAATGTTAATACTGCCACTTCTTTTTCGGCACTACAAAGCGAGCTTACTAAATTTGATGTATCTGTTAATGATGCCTTTAATTTTTTAAACAACTTTAAGGGCGATATTGACAACTTAATGAATAACTTTAACGAGTCGCTTGATATTATTAATAAGGGTATTGATGCCCCTGATATTCCTAAAGGAACTTGTCCTTTTACTATTAGCGGTCCAACTCCTGGTAGCAATACTAAGAATTTATTTGAGATCGATCCTTGCCGTTTTGTTACTCCTTATAGGTCTATTCTTACTCTATTTTTTACAATTTGGTTTAGCTTCGAGATCATTATGTTTTCTTTGAAATATCTCTTTAGGGTAGGTGGTGAATCATGAAATGGTTAATCGGTGCGGTTGGTGGTTTTATAGTTAATATTATTGAATTTTTGGTAAAAAAAATTGGCATAAGAAATACTATTTTAGCCTTTGTTGTGCCTATCTATGCTTCTTTTGTGGCTTTTCTTATTGCTTTTGCTGGATATGCCATTTTATTTATTATGAAAATTTGGAATTTACTTAGGGAGTATATCCCTAAAATGTTTGATTATGGCTCTAGCGTTAGTGGTTCTTTTGGTGGCTTGCCTAATCAAACTGTTCTAAATTCTGCTATGGAATTTTTACACCAAAGCGGTTTAGCTTCTGCTTTTTCAACTGCAATTACCTTGTTTATATCTATTCTTAGCCTTTTCTTTGCTCTCCAGCTTTATAGGGTTATCTTATATGTTAGGGCGAATATGACAAATATTATAACTGATCTATTAACTTTAATGAGTAGATAGCATGCTTAGTTTAATTATTGGTCCGCCACGTTCTGGAAAAACTTATAAAGCAGTTCATCTAATAAATGATGAATATGAATTGCATTTAAAAGGCGAATCAAAGTATAGATTTATTTACACTAATATCAATGGTTTAAAATTTGATTATTTTGACGGCTTTGTAAAACAATATGATAAAAATGATTTTCTTACTGCGGTTAGTCAAGAATATACGCTTAGTTCTCAATACGAAAATGGCTTTTTAGACAATGTAGATAACTATGATGAATATGCCTTAAAAAGTGGCATATATGAAAATTATCATCATTGTTTAATAGTTCTCGATGAAGCTTATAACACCTTTACTAAAACGTTTAATGATAGCTTGGGTAGGTTTTTAAGCTATCACGGACATTTTGGGATTGATATTATCTTTCTTTTCCAGTCGAAACGTCAGACAAATAGAGAGTATTTAGTTCATACTGAATTAATGTATATGGCTCAGCCTAGCGGTAAAAGGCTTTTTAGCAAGCTTTTTAAGTATAAAGTTTATAGCACTTCATCGCAGGTAAATGATAACCTTATTAATTCTGAGAATTTGAAATTTAATCAAAAAATATCAAATTTATATAGTAGTGGATCTAATGAAATTTATAAAAGCTATGCAACTAAAAAGATTTTATTTTTATTGGCTTTCATAGTTTTTTCTTATTTGGTTTATAAATTCTTAGAGCCTAAACATGAGCCAGCTCAATCAACTAAACAAGATACTAGGTTTGTTGATTTAAATACTTCTGATTCTAAAGAGCCTAAAACAATTTCAAATAGTGTAGATAATTCAGATATAAACACCACTATTTTTAATAACAATAGAATCTATCTAAGGATAACTTGCTTTCCAAGCGGTTGTAAATTTAGAAATTACGCCATTGATTTATCTTTAGATAGCTTCTTAGAACTTCTTTCTTTCTCAAACTGCCATATATTCTTACAAGATAAGAAGTCAGGCAACTACATTGATTACTTTGTTTCTTGCCATGTAGATTTTGAAATGGTTTTAAAAAGCTTAGAAAATTCATCACAAGGGTTTGCAAATGAAAAATCTCCAAAAACTGATTCTAGTCCTATGCTTCCTACTCTCAAGTAGTTTATCTGCCTTAGAATATCGAAATATTACTTTTAACGATTTCTTGGGCGAGATTAGTTCTATAACTGGTAAAAATATTGTTATTAGTGGTAATGTTGATACCAACTTTGACGTGTTTTTACCTACGCTTGATTTAAGCAATACTGATACTTTTTCTAAGTTGCTTAAAGATATTTTAAACGTGAATGGTCTTGATTATTTGATTCAAGATAGCGTTTTGCTGATATATAATCCAAAAGTTGAAGATAAGCCAGTTTTGAAAGACTATATAATAAAATTTAAGCACATATCAAAAGAAGATGTTATATCTGCCTTATCTTTATTTAGTGAAAATATAAAATACACTGTTTATAGTGATAGGATATTGCTTATTACCACTGAAAGCCAGTATAAGATTATTGATAATCTTATTAATGGGCTTGATACTAGCTATCAATTACGACAGCTTAGCTTTACTATTATTAGCACAGATAATACAAAGCTTAAAGAGATTGGACCACGTATAGAATCTATCTTAAGTCCTTTAGATCATTTCTACTTTAAAATTATTACCAACGTTCTTACGGTCGATAGCACCAAAGTTAATAAAGATTCCGTCACCAGTCTTATAAATTTACTTAAAGAAAAGGGCGTTTCTGATCTGATCTATAATCCTAGAGTTACTGTTATTGATAATAAAGATAGCGTAATTGAGAGCGTTATAAAAACCCCTATTCAAAAATCATCAATCGATATTCAAAATAGTCAAAGCATTACTACCAACCAAGTTGAATATCAAGATGTTGGTTTAAAGCTTTATATTTCAAGTGTCTTGATTACTAATGATAGTGTTAGTTTTACTTTGGATCTATATATTGAAAATTTGCTTGATGATACATTAACCCCTAGAATTTCAAGTAGGCATCTAAAGACAAATGTTTATCTTACTGATACAAATTCATTTCTTATAGGCGGTATTAATAGCAAAGAAACAATTAAATCAACAAAGACTATTCCATTTATTGAAAACATTCCTATTCTTGGCGATATAACGACGTATAAAAGCGAAAAGACTAACGATTATAGCTTTAGTATATTTATCACTATGCTACCATCTGAGAAAGATATTTTTTCAGAGTTTTATTATGATCCAGCAGATAAGCACCTTGCTCTTGAGCGCTATTTGACGAGCGCAGCGCGCAACGCAAAAGGGGCCCCACGAAGTGGGGAATAAGCGTGCGCTCTTGGCTATATATAATATAAGTGTGTAACCTAAAGGAATAAGATGTATGGAATTACCGAAACCGATAAAATCTTTTTAAAAACTAAGCTAGAAAATCAAAAGAAATTTCTTGATAGCAATTTCTTTATGATAAATGGCGAGTATGTTCCTTACTCTAATTTTTATTTTTCTAGCTGGCATAACTCAAATAGATATATTGCTGAACTTAATAACCGAGTAGCTAGCTTGAATGATTATGCTCTAAGTCAAGGGCTTTGTCCTATTTTTGCAGTTTTTACCTTGCCTAGTGAGTATCATAGACAAAAGCTTATAACTCTTAAGAGTGGCAAGAAAAAGCTTGTTTATAATAAAAAGTTTATCGATGATGAAAATCATAGCGTTAGCGCAGGTGCTAGCAAGCTTCAAGCTTTGGTTAGAAGCATTATGAATTCATTGCATTTTAGAAGCTTATCACAAAATCAAAGGTGCTATATAACTACGAAAGAACCGCATTTAGACGGAACTTGTCATTTAAATTTGCTTGTTTTCGTGCCTAAAGAGAATTTGGATAAGTGCGTTTCTGCTATCAAAGATCGTTTTTTAGATACTCATAGTAGGGTTGAAACCGATATTAAAAACGCTACTTCGTATGTTATGAAGTATATTTTTAAAACTCTTGATGATTTACGCCAAAATCCTGATTTGGATAATTTGACAGATATTAGCTACTGGTATTTAAAGCATAAAATTAGGCGTTTTACTATGTCACAAACGTTTGTAAGTCTTGAAATTTATAGAAAGTTAAACGGCATTATTGATCTAATATCCCTTACTAAAAACTATAATAAAGGCTTGGTTACTGTTGTCGTTGATCCTGATACTAGGAAACCTTTAAAAATATTTGATGAATTTGGCGAGCTTTGGCAAAAAACTAGGATTATTAAAGATAGCAATACTATTAAACGATATGAAGATGCTAGCGATGAGATAAAGAGCTTTGGCAATACTCTAAAACAAAAGCAGGTATTGAAAATTTGCGATGAGTTGTTTAAGATCGAGAAAAGAGTTAAGCCAGTAAGTAAAATGCGAGATTATGAGCTAGTAAATTACTATCAAAGTTTGGGCGGTGATGTAAATGTTCAACACTTGGCTTATGTTGAAAATTTAATGTTAGATCGTAATTTAGATAATTTTACACACTATCACGAAAGGCACAATCTTAATGCTCCTGATATTGATAGCTTTGTAGATAGATTTTTGGTTTGCAATGAGTTTTAA